GGGGCCGTTGACGTTGATATCCTGGGCAAAACCAACCAGGCTACAGAGCTGGATGATACCGAGCCCGGCGAGCTGGGTAACATTGTTACTAGTGAGCTGGATGATCTCGAGCCCAGACAGCAACCCCCCAGCCCTGTCTAGTTAGGCTGCCGCCCCCCAGGCGCACCCCCCACCCCCTAGATCAGGCCGGTAGCTTTGGCCCCCACTATACATAGCAATCTACACATTAGATCGCCCTAAAATTACGTTGCCACCCAACCTACTTAAACTTGCCCCAGTGGCTTGAAATAAAACTTGTAAAATGTCAGCGTAACAGCTGTTACCCTGACAATATGAATATAATCAATGACTTACAGGGGGGTAGCATTCTATTAACACAGAAACAGGGTAACAATGTTACATAGAAAGACCCCCGGGTAGGTATTGCAAAAAAAATAGGTGGGGGGTATATTATGGAAAAATTCGGAGTACAGTATGACGCCTGCACAGAAAGAGATTTTATTGGTTATAGCGGAGTGGTGGAAGATGTACGGCTATGGTCCGTCTATAGATGATGTGATGAGGATGACGGGGGAGAAGAGTCGTGGGAATGTAAATAGGAAGATGTGGAAGTTAGTGGAGTTAGGATTGTGTAAGGGGTTTAAGGGTAAGCCGCGTTCTATACGGCCATCTGACTTACGGGTTCGGGACATTCAATGAGTGATGGTTTAGAGAGTTTGTCGGATGATGAGTTGTTTGAGTTATTACAGGGGTTACCTGAGGATAAGTTATTGCGGGTGATTGAGAGTTTGCCTGTTGGGCAGGGTGAGCATCTTGGTTTGATGGCTGACGATTATTTATCGTCGATGAGGAGAGAGCGGGCGCAGGTGGAATTTATGGCGTTCGTGAGGGTGATGTGGCCGAGTTTTATTGCTGGCCGTCATCATGCGATTATGGCGCGCGCTTTTGAGCGTGTGGCTAATGGGGAGTTAAAGCGGTTGATTATTAATATGCCGCCTCGTCATACGAAGAGTGAGTTTGCCTCGTATCTTTTACCGGCTTGGTTTCTAGGGCGGTATCCGGGTAAGAAGATTATTCAGTCGTCTAATACGGCTGAGCTGGCGGTTGGTTTTGGACGCAAGGTTCGAAATCTAGTGGATGGTGATGTTTTCTCGCAGGTTTTCCCTAATGTAAGTTTGAGGCATGACAGCAAGGCTGCTGGTCGGTGGTCTACGAACTCGTCGGGGGAGTATTTTGCTATTGGTGTGGATGGAACGGTAACGGGTAAGGGTGCTGATCTTTTGATTATTGATGACCCGCACTCTGAGCAGGAGGCTAAATTAGCTGAAAACGATCCTGCGGTGTTTGATAAGGTGTATGAGTGGTACACCTCTGGTCCTCGGCAGCGTTTGCAGCCTGGTGGGTCGATTGTGATTGTGATGACGCGGTGGTCTAAGCGGGATTTGACTGGCCAGGTGTTAAAGGCAGCCGCTCAGAGGTCTGGTGAGGAGTGGGAGGTTATTGAGTTTCCTGCTATTTTGCCCTCAGGTCGGGCTATGTGGCCAGAATTCTGGGATTTAAAGGAATTAGAGTCACTCAGATCAGAGTTACCGTCCAGTAAATGGCAAGCGCAGTACATGCAGCAGCCTACTTCGGACGTTAGTGCCATTATTAAGCGAGAATGGTGGAAGATTTGGGAGTCTGAGAGGCCACCGAGCTGTGAATTTATTATACAGTCGTGGGATACCGCGTTTTTGAAGACAGAACGGGCTGACTATTCGGCCTGTACAACGTGGGGCGTGTTTTATCAGGACGATGACAGAGGCATAAACCGGGCTAATATTATTTTATTGAACGCTTTTAAGAAGCGTATGGAGTTTCCTGAGTTAAAGCAGCGGGCTTTTGAGGAATTTAATGAATGGGAAGTGGATTCATTAATTGTTGAGGCTAAAGCTGCGGGCTCACCGTTGATTTTTGAGTTACGGGCAATGGGTATTCCAGTTCAGGAATTTACACCAACCAAAGGAAATGACAAAATAGCGCGGCTAAACGCAGTTTCTGATTTATTTGCCTCCGGCCATGTGTGGGTGCCTAATACACACTGGGCAGAAGAGCTGATTGAAGAAGTTGCAAGCTTCCCATCAGGTGAGCATGATGACTTGGTAGACTCTATGAGCCAAGCTCTAATACGTTATCGACGCGGTGGGTTTATTCGACTGGCATCTGATGAAGAAGATGAGCCAAAGTCTTTTCGTAGGAAAGAGCCATACTACTAATGACTATTATTGAAACAATTAAATTTTGGTGGCGAATTAAAAAAGCCAATCGCAAATTGTTGAAGGCAGCAAAAGCGGCTGACAAATCGCCCTATGCAACAACAAGAGAAGATGTTGAGGATTGGGTTAGAACCAATCCTTTTGGCATAACACAAGAAGATTTAAACGTAAGCCATATGACACAAGTAACGGCACCGCCTGTTAAAACATTTAAGGAATTTGAACATGGCTATTGAAAAATCACTTTACGCAGCGCCTATGGGTTTGGAGCAGTTAGCCGCTATGGATGATGGCCCAGACATTGAGATTGAGATTGAAGATCCTGAGGCTGTTGATATTACAGTGGGCGGGATGAATATTCACATAGAGCCAGGTGATGATGAAGAGGATTTTAACGACAACCTAGCTGAGTACATCGGTGAAGAAGTCATGCAAAGTCTTGCTGAAGATTTGCTAAGTGACTACGACGAGGATGTGGCCTCACGTAAAGACTGGATGCAGACTTACGTTGACGGCCTTGAATTGCTGGGCATGAAGATTGAAGAGCGGACGGAGCCATGGGAAGGCGCGTGTGGCGTATTCCATCCTATGCTGTCTGAAGCGTTGGTGAAGTTCCAATCAGAAACTATGATGGCCACGTTCCCAGCGGCTGGGCCTGTTAAGACCCAGATCATTGGCAAAGAGACACCTGCTAAGAAAGAGTCTGCCCAACGAGTAGCAGACGACATGAACTACCAGTTAACGGACGTAATGAAAGAGTACCGCCCAGAGCATGAGCGTATGTTGTGGGGCTTGGGTCTATCTGGTAATGCATTTAAGAAAGTGTATTTCGATCCGGGTCTGGATCGTCAGGTGTCTTTGTTTGTTCCTGCGGAAGATATTGTGGTGCCATATGGTGCTAGTAACTTAGAGTCTTCACCACGGGTTACGCATGTAATGCGCAAGACTGAGAACGAGCTACGCAAGTTACAGGTGGCTGGGTTCTATCGAGACATTGACTTGGGCACCCCAGATAACGTGCTTGATGAGGTTGAGAAAAAGATTGCCGAGAAAATGGGCTTTAGGGCCACGGCGGATGACCGCTTCAAACTCTTGGAAATGAATGTAGAACTTGACCTAGATGGCTATGAGCACAAAGACAAAGACGGGGAGAACACCGGTATTGCGTTGCCTTATATTGTTACCATTGAAAAAGGCTCAAGTAATATTTTAGCAATTCGCCGTAACTGGGAGCCGGATGATGATACTTACGCACAGCGACAGCACTTTGTCCATTATGGATATGTTCCCGGGTTTGGCTTCTATTGCTTTGGCCTTATCCACCTCATTGGGGCTTTTGCTAAGTCAGGCACTTCTCTTATTCGTCAGCTTGTTGATGCTGGTACGTTAAGCAACTTACCCGGTGGTTTTAAAACACGCGGTATGCGTGTTAAAGGTGACGACACACCAATTGCTCCGGGTGAATGGCGCGATGCAGATGTGGCTAGTGGAACGTTGAAAGACAATTTACTGCCTTTGCCATATAAAGAACCAAGCCAAACGTTGATGACGTTGTTGGGTCAAATTGTGGAAGAGGGCCGCAGATTTGCTAATACGGCAGATTTGACTTTAAGTGACATGAGTGCGCAGGCACCAGTCGGCACAACCTTGGCCATTCTGGAAAGAACGCTAAAGAACATGTCAGCCATCCAGGCGCGTGTTCACTACTCTATGAAACAAGAGCTGGGGCTCTTGAAAAAAATCATTGCAGAGTACACGCCAGATGACTACGAATACCAGCCTGTAGAGGGTAGCCGTAAAGCTAAGAAGTCGGATTACGATGATGTGGATGTAATCCCGGTGAGCGATCCTAATGCGTCAACTATGGCGCAAAAGATTGTTCAGTATCAGGCTGTCCTCCAACTAGCCCAAGGCGCGCCTCAACTTTATAACCTACCACTGTTACATCGTCAGATGTTGGAAGTGCTGGGGATTAAGGATGCGGCAAAACTGGTTCCAATGGATGACGACCAGAAACCTACAGATCCAGTGTCAGAGAATCAAAACGTTCTGGCCGGGAAACCTGTTAAGGCGTTCATTGCGCAGGATCATCAGGCGCACATTGTGGTGCATATGGCTGC